TAATTTCATTCATAAAGGGTGCTTTTTCTCCATTAATTGACGCATTGCAATATCTTGGAATTATAGAATCGGATTTAGAAAAAGAAAGAAGGACTAATCACGAAAACGAAATGCAAAGGATTCAGGAAAGAAGGGACGCTCTTGGTTCGGTAAGAGATAAAGCAGAACAAGATTTAAAAAATGAAATAGCAATAGCAAACGCAAGAGGAGAAAATACAGATAAATCACAAAAGAAATTATTAAAACTTACAAGGGATAACGCACAAAAAAGAATTGACGATAATAATGCTTTGATTGAAGAAATTGAAAGTGGAAATAGAGTAGCAACAGAAGAGGAGTATAAAAATACACAAGATTCAATAATTGCAGACAGAAAGTTGAGAGAAGGAGCAGAGCAAGATTTAAAAGTATTTGACGCAACTAAGTCAAAAGAAAGAAGGGATAGAGGAAGAAAGGCTGATGAGGAGGAGCTTGATAGGTTAAGGGAACAGATGCAAAAGGAGATTGATTTGCAAACTGAATTGGAGGATGCAATTATACAAGGGATAGAGGATGAGGATGCAAGGAAACTTGCTCAAATGCAAATCCAACACGAGAGGGAAATTACTGCAATCCAAGATAAGTATGGATTTGATACAGAACTTGAAGCACAATTATTAAGGAATCAAGCAGAGGCGTTAAATGAGGTTAAAAGGGAGATTGCTCAAAAGGAATTTGATGAGGAAAAGGATTTACTTGATTTTGCAGATGCAGAGGATGATAAAAGACAGAAAGCAAATGTTGATAAATCACTTGCTAATCAAGATAAGGAATTAAAAGGATACGAGGCAACAGAGAAAGCAAAACAACAATTAAGGCTTGATGGACTTGATGCAACTGCTGGAGTAATAAGTGGACTTGCAACATTATTTGATAAGAATGAGAAAGTACAAAAGGCAAGTGCATTGGCACAGATAGGGATTGATACGGCGAAAGCTATTTCATCTTTGGTTGCAAATTCAGAGGGAAATCCATTGAATCTTGTAACGGGTGGAGTTGCTGGAATTGTTCAATTTGCAAGTGGAATGGGAAGGATATTAGCAAATATTGGACAAGCAAAGAAATTACTTCAAGGGGGTTCTGGAGTATCAGTACCAAGTACATCAAGAGCAAGTACAACAGTATCAAGAACTGAAACGAATGCAAGTAATACGAATACTGGAAACACAGATTTTCAAAATAATGGAGCTGGGAAAGTGTTTTTAGTTACGTCAGAATTACAAGCAATGCAATCAAGAGATAGAGAAGTACAAAGAGTTGCGACAATTTAGCTACAAATTAAATAATTAATAAGTCTTATAGATATGTTACCAATTTACAAAATGATACTTACTGAAGAAACTGAGGGAATGGATTACATATCGCTTGTAAGCGAACCAGCTCATTATAAGCAATTCGAGTATTTCAATGGTAAAACTGAGAAAGTTAAGTATCACTTTAACGAAGAGAAAAGGGTTGTAACTGGAGTTGCTATTGCAGTTGATTTGCCTATTTACAGAAGAGATGAGCAACTTGGAGAACATTACGTTGTATTCTCAAAAAAAGATACATACGAGATTGCTCAGAAGATGTTTAAAGGAGGTTATCTTAATAACGTAAATGAGATGCACGATTCAAATAAGAAAGTTGAAGATATGTATTTATTCGAGTCTTATTTTGTAGATAGTACAAGAGGTATAAAAGCACCAAGCAAATTCGATTCTCAGAACTTAAAAGATGGTTCTTGGATTGTTTCATATAAGGTAGATAACGAAAAGGCTTGGAATGATATTAAAAAAGGTAAGCACGTTGGCTTCTCTATTGAGGGCTGGTTTGATAAAAAAATAATAAAAACAAAACAAACACAAATGAAGAAAGAAAGTAAATCTTTATTTTCACTTGTATTCGGAAAAGAAAAATTTGAAACTGCAACAACTGTTGAAGGAGTAGAAGTTGCTTGGACTGGTACATTGGAAGTAGGAACAGAATTGAGAGTTGTAACTGAAGAAGGAGAAATCCTTGCTCCAGAGGGAATGCACTCAATAGAAATGGAAGAAGCTACAATGATGTTAACTGTAGATGGTAACGGAATTGTAACTGCTATTGAAGAAATGCCAATTGAAGAAGTACCAGCTGAAGAAGTACCTGAAGCAGTATCTCCAGAAGCAGTAGCTGAAGTGATTGAAGAATTACAAGCTACATTCTCAAAAGAAATTGAAACTCTAAAAGCTACAAACGAAGTATTCGCAAAACAAATCGAAACTTTAGTTGGAGAATTAGACAAAGAAAATAAAAGAAAGTTTAACACAACTTCAAAGTCAAAAAAGACTTGGAGAGAATTTACAAAATAAGATGAAAAATATTAAAGACAGAATAAAAGACAAATTTGCTTACGATGTGAGTGATTTACCAGCATACGTTGATGCACAAAGTAGTGACATATATGCAGATTTATTGTATGGAGCTGGATTAACTTCAAGAATAAACGTACTTGAAAACGTAAAAGGAAGCCAAACAATTAAATTGTTGAACTCAAATATGGCTCTTCAATCAGGAGATGCTTGTTCTACAACTGAAAATGGAACTATTGTATTTGATGGAAAAGATATTGCTACTAAAAGATTAATGGTAAACACTTCATTGTGTAACGATTCTTTAGAAGATACTTGGGCTCAATTATTATTATCTATCGGAGCAAACAGACAAGATAGAGATTTACCTTTGCAAGATGTTTTAACTGCTTATATCGTTAAGCAAACAAAAGCAAAGAATCAAGATTTAATGTCCAAAGGAGATACTACTTCTGCAACTCCAGATTTGGCTCACTATGATGGATTCATCAAACTTTGGGAGGCTGCCGGTTCTGGTGTTGTTGAAGTAACAACTACTGAAACTGCTATTGATGCAACAAACGGATATGATTTAGCTAAAAAAGTTTATGACGCTATTCCATCTGTATTGTTTGATAATGGTGCAAATGTTGAAATCATTACTGGTAGAGCAGAAGCAAACGCTATTCTTTCTCAGATTTACAATGACAAAGATTACGCTTCTACAATTGCAGTAACTGAAGAGGGTTCTGAAATGAGTTTTGTACTTCCAACAACAAATATCGTTGTTAGAACTTACCCACAACTTAACGGTTTAGGTAAGATGTTTGCAGTACCTTATGACTATTGTTTCTTTGGAACAGACCTTGAGAGCGATTTAGATGGGCTTACGGTTAAATACCTTGAAGAATCTGAAAAAATCAGAGTAAGAAACTTATTCAGAAGTGGAGTACAATTTGTTTACGGAGAATATTTCGTAAGATTGACTTTATCTTAATATTAATTATAAAATAATAAACTATGAGTTGTGAATTATCAGCTGGGTTTACTAAAACGGCTTGTGCTTCCTTTGGAGGTACAAAGTCTGTTGTAGTGTATAACACAGAAAATATAGCTACCTACACAGTAGGAACTGCTTCGCCAGATTTAAATGTTGTGACTGCTTTGTCTTTAACTGCTCCAGCAGTTGGATACAGAATTAGTCCAGATATGGCTTCGATTGATTTCACAGAAACTCCTACACGTTCAAGAGAAAACAATTCAATCTTTTTCGCTTCTACTTGTGCTATTACGTTGAAAGACGATAGCCAAGCTACAAGAGATTTAGTAGATGCTATCTCAAAAGGATTTATTTCTGTTATTCAAGAAAAGGAAAATGGAAATAACCTTGTTTATGGAGGTGTTAACGGAATGACTGTAGAAACATCTGCTTTTACTACTGGAATGAACTACGAAGACCTTAATGGTGTTGTAATTAATTTAGTAGGAAAAGAAACATCTATTGCACCAAGCGTAGATGATACTATTATAGCTGGAATCTTATAATGAAGATTGCTAAAAAATATATCGGAATGAAAACTTACTCTAAAACTATGGGTAAGTTCATTTCCGTTTGTGAGAAGAATATTGAAATATTAAAAAAGGATAAAAGTTATGTTATTACTAAAGCGAAACGAAACAAACACGATAGCAGTATCGTTGAAGCAGATAGTAACGATAGCGAATCCTAATTTTTTATTTTCATTTTTCCATCAACAAAAAAGAGAATATTTTAACTTCTATTTGACTGCACAAAGTAGCACAAATAGGTTTGATTTATTTTTGTTAACTTTACCTACGGATGTGGATTTGCCAAAAGGCAATTTTATCTTTTCAATCTATGAAAGCGAAGATGAAACTACTACAACTGATGGTAAAACTATGCTTATAAAAGGAAAGGCAGAAGTTGTAACCGATTTTCCAGATGGAGAATATTACACTATAAACACTATTAACACTATTAACTATGTCTAAATTGAAAAGTGGCTTTATTGATAAAAGCATTTCAATACCTAATCCAACAGAAAGCGACAATATAAAAGAAAATATTATTAATTGGGGGTTAGATAATTACTATCCTTATTTCTTAAATTTCCTTTATCAATCAAGTGCTATTCAAAGTGGAATAATTAACTCTAAAGTACATTACACTACTTCTGGAGGATTGGATTACGAGGGAATAGACAAAGAAAAATTTGATGCTTTCTTTAAAAACGGAAATTCAGATTACAACCTTGACGAAATTGCAGAGCAAATGTCTAAGGATTTGGAACTTTCAAATATGTTTTGCTTGAAAGGGGTTTGGAGTTTAGATAAATCTAAGTGCGATAAATTAGAAGTAATTGACTTCGAGAAAGTACGTTACAGATTAGATGACGATATGATTGCAGT